AAATAATTTAACGGATTGGGCTTGCCTGTTTTTAATGCCATTACGCTGGTACCTTAGCTTGTTCGTAATAAGCATATTCTCCGAATGGTGGAACAATCTTATCATTGCCGTGGATAATGAATACTGTATCACAGTAGTTTTCATCACCCCAGCTACCCCAAGGGTATCCATCTGTAAACATGATAAACTTCTTAGGCTGGATGTCATTTTCTTTCATGTAATTCCAATTACAATCGAAATCAGTTCCGCCACCACCTTGCGGTTGGTATTCATCAAATTCGTCCATACTATAACCATTAAAGTCTGCTTCGTTATATACACTTGTATCAAAGCACCATACTTTAATATTAAAGTCTTGATATTCTTGCATAATACCTTTAATCTCTGACAAGAAGTCTTTGGCTTGATCGTCTCCAATAGAGCCAGACATGTCAATGCTTACGCAAATATCAATTGTTTCTTTAAAGTTAGTACCTGGAAGAATCGCACCCATGTGCCAGCCTTTACGGTTAGGACGCATAAAACTAAAGTCATCTTTGATAGTGCTTTGGATTTGTTGGCGAATAATTTCACGCCAATTCATTTTAGGCTCTGTAAGTTCTTTAATCATGCGTTGAATATTTGCAGGAACATTACCTGCACCTGCCGCTTGTGCCGCTTGTACAGTAGCTTCACGCATTTCATCGCGAATTTGTTTTAATTCTTCTTTAGAATACTTTGGACGTCCTGAACCGTCTGCACCATCTTCACCCCAATCGATATGTTCGTCGAGTAATTGGCCGAGAGCTTTTAATTGTTCTTCATCCATTTCATCGTAAATCTTGTCATAGATTTCTTCAGCACCCATACCGTAGTATTTCTTATCATGGAAGATTTTAATACCTTCAATATTGTGATCGCCGATGCCATCACGTACAATTTGACCGTTTACACAATAGTCTGCGGCAATGTTAAAAATGTCAGGTTTACGCCCTTCACGACGTGACATATGATCAAATACATTGTGTAGGATTTCGTGAGCAATTACAAACTCGACTTGTTTAATACTAAGAGGAGTAAAAAATTCTCGATTAAAATAAATTGTACGACCGTCTGTTGCGGCTGTTGGCAACCAATCGCTACCTTCTTGAATTTTTAAACGAGTAGCTAAATTACCAAAAAATGGATGACGTAGCAATAGTCCAACACGGGCTACGATAATTTTGTCGATGATTGGGTCTTGATGTGACATTACGGCTCCTAATTTCTTACTATGTATATATTATAACACCTCCCGTAGGAGGTGTCAAGTTTACATTTTGAATTACTTTTTCTCAGTAGCTTGGCTAATGTACTTACCAAACTTAGCATGGAAGGCATCAAAACAATTGATCTCATCTGGATCTAATGGCAATTTGTAAGTGCTCAATGCCAACTTAGTACCCATAATAACCAATTCAGTTTCAAAATTATCCATCATAAATTGGAAGAAGTTATTAACTTGCTTGTTCCAATCTTTGGCATTTTTGTCACATGCATCTTTCAATTCGTAGCACAAAGACACAGTCAGTGAGTACATTGCTGAGATTTCTTTTGAATCCATCTTCTTAACAGTACCTGCTAAGATATCTGTAGGATTAGGCAATTTGCTAGCATGTTTACGATGTGCCATAAACTTAATAGCAAGACCTTCACCAACAGAACCGCTAACTAGGTCAGTTAGTGTATCTGCATCAGTGTCGTCATCGTGCAACAATTCAGATACAAATGACCAGCTACGTGGAGTAGCAAAAGCACGTGAGCTTGACTTTGGATCAAAGTCGTACAAGTCCTTTTTAGAGAAGGTCAAAAAGCCAACTACGTCCTTGTGGATTTTGTTGTCAACAGCCCATTCAAAATAGTCTTCCCAGTCGACTGTCATTTCCAAGTGAACAAAACGGTTAGCCAACGGAGCAGGCATACGGAATGTAACACCCTTGTCAGTTTCACGGTTACCAGCCGCTACCATAACAACATTGTCTGGCAGTTTGTAAGTGCCTACACGGCGATTCAAAATTAGCTGATATGCCGCGGCCTGTACACTAGGTGCCGCACTATTCATTTCGTCCATGAACAAAACAATAGTTTTATGTTTCTTAGCCATTGCTTCATCTGGCAATTCGCTAGGAGGAGCCCAAACCATCTTGCTAGTGTTTGAGTCAAAATATGGAATACCTTTAATGTCAGTAGGTTCCCACAAGCTCAAACGTACATCGATTACGTGAGCGTCGAGTTCATCACCAAGTTGTTTGATGATATCTGATTTACCAATTCCGGGAGGACCCCAAAGAAAAATTGGACGTTGATTTTTAAATGCTTTGCGCAGAGATTTTTTAGCACCTTTGGGACCAACTGTGCGGCTGATTACTTCGCTCATCTTTGTTTCCTATCTTAAAGTAAGTTGCGGGTGGGGTTTAACTGTCTATGTATGTATTATAATACAGTTAGCCTAGAATGTCAATCACTTTGTTGACTATCTAGATCTTTTTCACGCTCATTCATTGCCTTAATTAGTCCAAATTTGCGTATGTCGTCTGAAAACATATACAGCTCAAAACTTTTACGTTCTGTAAAAACGGTAATACTTTCTTTGGTTAGGTAGTAGGGACTGTCTAAGTATCTTTCCAAAAAGATAATTGTTTGTGGGCTTAATTCGATTGGTTCGGTAAATGGTACTTCGTAGGCCTTTAGTTCCAAAGTGTTAACCAAAAACTCATATCCTTCGTCACTTAGCCGAAATGCGTTTTTTTTATTAGTCCGATTTGATTGCCACCACTGATGAGAATATAATTCAACATTGGCATTGTCTGCACTCTTGCCCCATTGTTGTAAAAATATTTTAGTTAGTACTTCTTTACTAATCATTTTACGATAGTGCCAGAAGTCAATTTGACAACCTGGAAATCTGTAGTACCAAAAGTAAGATTTAATTTTTTGGCAAGATTATGTGCATGGCCTGGATTTGAGAAACTAACCTTTTTATATTTAGGGCCAGGATAGCTGGTAAGACTATTAAAAGATTTTAGGTTGAAAGGTTCGTTCTTATAGAACACGGCCCAAATTGCTTCGGCTTCTAAAATCTGTTCTGCTTTATAAGTTTTTTTACTAATGCTTTCAAGCAGTATTCGTGGTTTAGGTCTTGACATGATGCGTATCCAAGTAATGTACGCATATATTTATCCTATTTAGGCTCGGAAAATCCGCCACCATCCATAGTTACAGTTACTACCTCTGTATCAATACTACCTTTTAAATCGTTATATAGCGACTCATAATCACGATTTATTTTATCTAAAACTTCAGTTAGTGCCAGATGTAGTAGTCTGGCCTGTTGTATTGATAATTTTATCTCTTTCTGTTGACTTAGTTCAGCAGATCGTAAAATTTGTACAAATTGTGTAATAGGACTTAGATTAATCTGATTTTGCATTAGCGAGCACCGTTTTCATTTCAAGTTCGGATTTAAATGGTCCTTTGTAAGGATACCTTTCAATGGTAATAGCTTTAGGACAGAAACTCTTAACCCAACCTTTATCAAATTTAATTGTGTAGTAGCCTGCACAATATAGACTCTTACTAGCGTTACTTTTTGTAAACAATGGTAGCTTACGTCTAACATCATACATTGCATTATAAGGTTTACATGAAGTTGGATATCCGTGGCATTCATGCAGATCTAATTGAGTAATTTTTACTTTAGTACCGCTTAGGAAAAAGTCTTCTCCAAATTGTTTAGTAAGATCTTGTTTCTTATTAAACATAACTTCGCCATTGGTACTTGATAAAACAAATCTATTATTTTCTTTTTTATGTAGTGTGGCAATTTTATTTCCGTCTTTTTCAACGATCCAAAATTTGCCATCTACGATTGGCTTTGCGTGTATCTCTGTCATTGTGTTTTTCCTTTACAATCGCAAGGCAGTCTGCCTTGATTGCAGTTGCCCGAGCAACCGCTTTTGAACAATTTTTTAATCCAGTATTTAATCATTCTAAATCAGGATCCTTAGCAAGCCCTTGCCATTCTTTAATTTTAATTTCTTCTGTTTCCGGAGTATCATCTTGCCAAGCACTGATCCAACGAGCGCCGGTCCATTTGCACTGATATGTATAACTGTTCTTACCAGCAGTTTTAACCATATAAACACCATTGCGAACTGGGTTAACTTTCTTAGGGAACCAGTCAGTCATAGTATACTCAATGTCATCCATATTAGTATACTTTTCCCACTTGTTATCATTCTTGTTAGAACCTGCAATGTAAAAGCCAAAGTCTGAACTCTTGCCATCTGTGCTACCGCCCCAGTTGTCAATGTCTTCGTCATCATAGTTTACATAGTTGACAATTTCTTCACCGTCAATTTCATCGTAACCTAATGTTAATTTAGTAATATCAAATGGCATAGTCAGTGGTATTTCGCCTTCAAAGAAAGTGCCTTTTTCGTTTGAGTTACCTAGAAATACTACAGTACCATCAGGTTGACTACCAATCCAGACTTCATCATTACATTGCCAATCAGGTTCACCATCTTCGCCACCACCTGTAATATCGTCAAGTGATCGTTCGTAAATAACTTCACCGTTTTCATCTTCAATTTGCAGAGTTCCACCATTACGGCTTACACCACCTGCATGACCCATATTATCGCACTCGTACCAGCTACCAGCCGGAAATGGTTGCATATCATCTGGAATATTGTTTTCGTCTGCGTAGTCACTATCCCAAGCATAGTCGCTAAGATCAAGTCTGCGATGTTTAAAGTAATCGTAGATCTTACGATCTACTGTACCCATAACTTTTTCACCACCATAGCCCCACATACTGATCTTGTATGTGCGTGGAGTAAACTTAAGAATCTCCATTAGTTCTTGTTTTTCTTCTCTAGTTGCCATTTAGATCTCCTTGTACTTGGCTTGGAACGGCTCAGCATACGATTGTATGTTGTCTGCAATCTTTTTCATATCCCATGCATTACAAAATTTAAGCATACGGATACCTACCTGATCTACAGTCTTAGGCACTGCATTGGTACTGACTGTTTCTTTAATTAATGCCTTAATTTCGTCGGGCTGTGCTGTTAAATCGCATAACTGTACATTACGTTGGTAATCTTCAAATACACGATGTTCTACTCCGTTGTGGTCAACCCACCTCTGTAACATGAGATTGTTCCACGCATAGCCTTTGGACTTACGGTCTTCGAACGCTTCAGTAAGACCAACTTTGTTTTTAGAACCTTTAGTACGCACACCTGGATACGCCGAGAAGACATTATCACTGGTATCACCACGCATACATTTCTCGAACAGCATC